CGTTGGATCAAGTCTTTTTGATAAAGACTGTGAGATACTTGCGTCCCAACGCTCAAAGAACTTTGATGCTTGGAACGTTGATGCTATAATAGACAATAAGATGGTATCGTGGTTCAGCAAAGTAGATATGAAAGTTGGGCCATGTGTAGTAATTAAAAGTAAAGTCAAAGACCATAGTCTACATTGGAAGTATGGTAATCCTGTAACTAGATTAAATTACGTTAAGGCAGTACAATGACAGACGAATTTGAAAAATATGACGCTTTTGAAAAGCATATGACTGAGCAGTTTTCACAGATGTTCACAGAACCCTATGGTGGATTTTGTTGTGGAGAAGGTTGGTGGCCAATTATTGCAGAACTGTGCGGCCAAATCCAGAACCACATTAATTGGAAGAACAGGCAGTCAGAGATTGTTCCGCAAGTAATTGTAGGACAGATTAAAGAAAAGTTTGGCGGCCTACGGTTCTACTACGACGGTGGCGATGACGAGATTAGCGGTATGGTACGTATGGCAGAAGCATGGGCGGCACGTACTTGCGAAACATGTGGTGCTCCAGGTAAGAGAAGAGATGGCGGGTGGATTAAGACTCTGTGCGATACACACGAAGCAGAGCGTCAACAACGAGTAAAACAATATGAAAATCAAATTAGTCAGTGATCTCCATTTAGAGTTCTCTGATATAAACATTACTAACTATGAAGGCTGCGATGTTCTAATCCTTTCTGGCGACATTATGGTTGCTGAAGATCTACACAATCATAGTGAGGAAAGTGTAAGAACTGCAGCCATGATTGAAAGTTTAGGGCGCCGCCAGGAAACTGCTCAACGATTTCGAGACTTTCTTAAGCGTGTTAGCTTTCAGTTTCCTCATGTGATCTACGTAGCAGGCAATCATGAGTTCTACCATGGTAGATGGGATCAGAGTTTGATCACATTGAGCAATGAGTGTGCTAAGTTTCCCAACGTCTACTTCCTAGAAGCAGGCAGTAAGAAGATTGATGATATAACTTTTATTGGTGGTACTTTGTGGACTGATATGAACAAAGGTGATCCGCTTACACTACATTCTGTACGTGACATGATGAACGACTTTACTGTTATTAAAAAGGATCTTGAGGGATACACTAGACTTAAGCCTCATGACACAGTTATTCGCCATAAGCACATGCTGGGCTATATCAAACAAATTGTTGCTGAACGGCACGATGAGAAGTTTGTCGTAGTTGGACATCATGCTCCTAGCAAGTTGTCAACTCATGAACAGTATGCAGATCAACACCTAATGAATGGTGCGTACAGCAGTGACTTGAGTGAGTTTATTCTTGATCGTCCGCAGATCAAACTGTGGACACATGGGCATACCCATCATCCGTTTGACTATATGATTGGTAGTACTCGTGTAGTATGCAACCCTCGTGGCTATGAAGGCTATGAGCCAGAGAGTGGCTGGAATCCTAACATTGTAATAGAGGTATAATATGGAAAATTTTAACGTAGCAGAAGTAACAAAAACAACAGCTAAAAATATGTATGAGCTACTACTGCAGTTAGCAAGTCATATTGAAAAACTTGAAGCTGAAAATGCAACCCTTAAACAAAAATTGAGTGCCCATGATGACGACCTTAAATGAAAAAGACTTTAAAGTCTTTAAAAAGTGGTTGAAAGGTCACTTGGCTTATGGTCCTACTACTATAATATTTACTAAAAAAGATGGTACAGAGCGAGTTATGAATTGTACTACTAGTACTGATATTGTGCCTCTAGTAGAAATTAAAGAAAGTGTAGAGAAAAAAGAAAAGAAAGTCAACGAAGAGGTAATGCCGGTCTATGATATCGAAGCAAAGGCATGGAAGAGTTTTCGTTGGGATTCAATTAAACAGGTAAGGTTCGAATTATGAGACAATATGTAGAAGACACGTGTGAAGTTATTTGTGAAGATAATGGTCGCAAAATGGTTGCAGATCTTTTGAGTTTTCGCGAACACGATCACATTGCAGTTAGTATTGAAAAACAGTTAAAATTAGAAATGCGATGGAATGGAAACATCTATGAAGGCAAAATGGGTCGTATGAGTTTTACTTCAGACGGACCATTAGTTCGAAACTTTAAACAAGGTAGAAGATGAAAATTGGTCTGAGTTATAGTCGCTGTGTTCGTGATATTGTTGACGGTGTCGTAGACATTGCCGATGTGTTGGTCATTATCAGTCGTACAGATTTTGATCCGCATGACAATGAACAATGGCAGGGTATTTGGCAAGGATATCATCAGCGTGGCGGTTGGAGTAATCCCGAATGGGGCCACTATGCAGAGGAAGATGAAGACCGCTTTCGTTCAGTAAGCATTGAACTTTGGGAGACTGGTAAGTTACATCAGCCTCGCAAGTTTGGTGCTCACCCTAGTCGCCGTCCGGAAATTTGGCTAGAAGCTGTATTGCCTAGCAGTGAATTAAAAAAGAACCCTGCGGCTAAAATTGCTTGGGACAAGTTCCAGACAGTTGCAGGTTTAACAAATGTAAATTTAGATAAGGAATACAAATAATGCCACGCTTAATACCTACAGTTATAGAAACAGAAGCTCGTGGAGAACGTGCATATGATATCTATAGTCGCCTACTCAAAGATCGTATTGTCATGCTTGACAGCGAAGTTGACGAACATAGTTCAAGTATTCTTGTAGCACAATTGCTATTTTTAGAAAGCCAGGGCAATGAAGATATCACATTCTTTATTAACAGCCCAGGTGGATCAGTAACAGCTGGGCTAGCTATCTATGATACTATGCAGTTTATCAAACCTGATGTAGCTACCTACGTTATGGGACAGGCTGCTAGTATGGGATCATTCTTAGCACAGGCGGGTGCGGCAGGCAAGCGTTTTGTCCTGCCAGAAAGCCGTACGATGATACATCGTGTTAGCTCAGGTACACGTGGTACTAGCGGGTCAGTACACGTACAAGAATTGCAGTTTGAAGATGCTAAACGTAGCTTTGAAGAAAGTCAACGACTAAACAAACGTCTTACAGAATTGTATGTGCGCCATAATACTGCTGGTAAAACCTATGATGAACTATTCAGTAATATGAAGTTTGACACGTTTTTATCAGCAGATGACGCTGTAGCCTATGGCCTAGCAGACAAAGTTATCTCAAAACGCCCATAATTAAAACTTAGATAGATCTAATATACGTTGTAACTCTAGGGATTCTTTTATCCCTAGCTTTGCCATAGCGGTACGAGTTTCTGGACCCATTTTTCCATCGGCACCATATTTAGGCAATGCGTTAGGATCTTTAGCCAGTATTCGATCTTGTAGGGCTTTTACTTTGGGATCAGCTTTGTTTGATCCTACTTTGTTAGTAGCTGTATATTTTGGATTATTTTCGTATTCCCAACGAGGGCTAGTACTACTTCCGGCACCTGAGGTATTTGCCCATGCATCGTATTCTGCTTGAGGCAAAGACTTTAACCATTGATTTAAAGTTCCTTGATCTGCTATCTTTCCATTTTTATCAACAAATCTGTTAACTATAGTGCCCATTCGATCATCACCTATTTGGGGACTCATAACACCACCATTATCTACAGGTTGCCACCAACTTGTTTTTACTGGATTAAACGGCAAGTCTGTTGCTGGTGATGGTCTAAGCAAATACCAAGTTCCGGGAGCAGTTGAATCTGGGCTCGGAACTTCCTGATAATTACCTTTAGGAGGTGCAACTGCCTTTCCCCCAGACCCTGAAAATTGATTCCATCCAGAAGGAACAGTGTCGTATTCATTTATTTGAATAGTTTCAGCTAGATAATCTTTAAAAGTTTTCATAGTAATATTTATATTAGACAACATCATTTTTAAAAATATCAATAAAGTGCGTAGTTAATGGGCATTGACACAGGACTTAAATAGTACAACTGGGAGAGTACTGTGTCAAGAAAGCCATTTAACTGGTCGTTGTTAGACAGAGATAACTTGTACACCATGATGTACGAGTTAAAGCCCTTTGTGGTGGGCAAACGCCTTGCCATTAAAACCTTGCAAAAACTACTGAGTGACCATCTCAAATGGTATCTTCCTATTAGAGTTAGACTAAAGCGTGATCCTACTCACGATAAGGGCATTGTTTATATAGGCGGCGCATACTATGCTCACTATGATCAAGAAGAACATAAGCAGATCGAAATAAATTTTAGTTATAAATCTACCAGCTCAGAAATTAAACTTTCAGAAAATCGCTGGGATAGAATGTGTAGACTATTTGCAGATACTATGCTACACGAAATTGTACACTTGAGACAATACCGTACTAGACAATTCAAAGATATTCCCGGATATCAAAGTACAGCCTACTATGCTAGAGATCGTAAAGAGCAAGAATACTACGGTCATAAAGATGAAATGGGCGCATTTGCTTTTAATATTGCCTGTGAGTTACATGACAAATTTGGCAACAATTTTGACGCAGCCAAACACTACTTAGACAACAATCTATCCAAACGTGCTAAAAAATCCTGCTGGCACAAGTACATGAAAACATTTGATTGGAACCATAACCATCCAGTTATACGCTCTATGAAAAAGAAAATCATTAGAAACTTACCCTATGCCCAAATTGGCAAGCCATTTAAAACTCCAGACCACTTGACTTATTAACTGCTAGACTGTATAATATATACATTAAACAGCAGAAAGGTCTAGTATGCATGATCCGTGCCAAAATGTAATTTCCACCCTTGAAGATCACAATAGTCGTTTGGACAAAGAAGCCATTATTTTGGCTCAAGCAGAAGCAGGTAATAAAGAGTTCTTTGAAGGTGCCAGGCTTGCATTAGACCCTATGATCACATTTGGATTGAAACAGATCCCGGAGAAAAAAGATGAAGATGGTTCTGGTTTGGATTGGGATAGTTTTAGCCTCATTATCACTGGCTTTGTTAATCGCTCACTCACAGGCAACCTTGCTCGTGACACCGTTGCTAAAATGATGAAGAGTGCCACTAAGGCGCAATGGAATGGCTGGTATCGACGCATACTGATTAAAGACCTGCGATGCGGTGTTAGCGAGAAAACTGTTAATAAAGTAGTGGAGAAGAAATGGCCTGACTATGCAATACCTATTTTTAGTTGTCAGCTTGCTCATGATAGTGCTAATCACGAGTCAAAAGTTTCTGGACAAAAGCTCATTGAGGTTAAGTTGGACGGAGTACGTGTTATTACTATTGTGTATCCTGATGGGCGTGTGGATATGTTTTCCCGTAATGGCAAGGAACTAGTAAATTTTCCCCATGTAACAGAACAGATCAGTGCTGTGGTTAAAAAGACTCCTCCACCATATGCTCTAGTTCTAGACGGTGAGATCATGAGCAGTAGTTTTCAAGACTTGATGACACAGGTGCATCGTAAAAGCGATGTCAAGGCCAACGATGCTATCCTAAACTTGTTTGACATGTGTCCACTTGAAGACTTTGAAAAGGGTTTCTGGGACAAGAGTCAGACTGTGCGCAGTCAAATGGTTCAGGCTTGGGTAGAACAAAATAATGAAATGTTGCCTAATGTTACTTGCCTTGCCAATGAACTAGTTGATTTGGATACAGATGCAGGTCAGTTGCGCTACAAAGAAATTAACGCACAGGCAGTTACTGGTGGGTATGAAGGTATTATGATTAAAGATCCAGAAGCTGGATACGAATGTAAACGAAGTGTAGCGTGGCTAAAACTTAAACCATTCATTGAAGTATCATTGGAGGTAGTAGATGTTGAAGAAGGCACGGGACGAAACGTTAGCAGGCTTGGAGCGATTGTCTGCCAAGGAGTCGATGACGGCAAAGCTATTCGGGTCAATGTTGGCAGTGGTTTTAGCGATAGTGATCGCGATATTTTTTGGACTTCACGCGATTCCCTACTTGGTCAGATCGTGGAAGTGCGAGCAGATGCCGTCACCCAAAACCAAGACGGAACATACAGTCTGCGATTTCCAAGGTTCCTACGGTTCCGTGGATTCCAAGTAGGAGAGAAGCTTTGAAGATAAGTACTAGAACAAGTAATATTAGAACCATACGACATGGTGATGCTAAGTTTATGCTTCAGGACGGTCTTGTAATATGCCCTAGGGCAGGATTTGAAATCAACGACAAGTGCCCTAGAGAGTATAAGATGATTATTTCAGAATGTATTAATAACGGATGGATTAAACCGGTAGCACATGTTTATGGTAAGGAATTAACAATGGATGCACTAAGATGAAAATTGAAGTAGATCAAATATGGGGTGCCGGAAACGGAACAGAATTCCATATAGACTATATTAGAGAAACTGAAGAAGGTCGTTGGGTACATTATACCAATACATTTACTCAACAAACATACAGTTGTCTAGAGCCAGCATTTAGACAACGTTTTACACCAATTATTAACCGTCATTAAGGAGACTATTATGTTTGGAACAACTTATACAGGTGGAATGTCATATCGTTCTGCTAGCGAAATTAATTCAGCAATGGGCCGTGTTTACGGACACATGAGTCTTGCTGTTATTGTATCAATGATTGTCAGTTACTTTGTGGGCTCTAGTCCAGAGTTATTGGCATTCTTTTTCACAGGCGTGATGAAGTGGATTGTAATCTTTTCACCGCTGGTAGCAATCTTTGGTGTTGCTATGGTACTAGGTAATAATCCTAGTAAAGGCGTAGCACAGTTATGCCTGCATGGATTTGCGGCATTGATGGGTTTGAGCTTTGCTACAATCTTTGCCGTGTTTACTATGGGTAGTATTGTCAGTGCCTTTATGGGTGCGGCAATCTTGTTTGGTGTTATGAGTGGCTATGGTTACTTTACCAAGAAAAGTTTAGATAGCCTAGGCAAGTTTATGTTTGTTGGTTTAATTGCTATCATCATTGCCAGCATCGTTAATATCTTTATTGGCAGCACAGTTATGCAGATGGTAATCTCAGCCTTGGCTATTATCATCTTTCTGGGATTAACTGCCTATGACACACAGAAAATCCGTGAAGAAGTCAGTGTGGACACTAGCGATGTTGTAGAGATTCGCGGAGCATTGACTCTGTACATGGATTTTATTAACTTGTTTATTAACCTGTTACAACTGTTTGGAGATCGTAAATGATTCGTGAGTTTATCAATATCGTAGAAGGTATGCGTGTCACTGACGATTGGTTTAAGGACGGTGGATTCAAAACCTACAAACGTCCTGCTAAAGAACGTTATGAGATTGCCGACGAACCTGGCACTATTGACACTCTTGAAGGTCCAGTTAAGTATCCAAAAGGATTCTATATTATGACTGGACCAAAAGGTGAGCAGTATCCTATCAGTCCAGAAAAGTTTAACGATCTTAAAGATGATTTAGGCAACGGTGTTTGCACACCTAAAAAGATTATCAAAGTGGCTAAACTAGCAGATCACTCCGGAACGGTTGACACAAGCTGGGGTGAGAAGTTACACTATAATCCAGGCGAAGATGTTATTGTTCGTCACGGTGAAAACGACTACGGTGTAGTCAAGAAAGACATCTTTGCACAAACATACGAGAAAATGTAATGAGAAAAAACTATTGGTCATGCAGTAAATTTGCAGACTGGGTTCGAGGAACACCTAAACGAGGTGCACTAACCTCGGATGGATGGCACGAATGGGAAGTTGAAGCAAAAGGCTACAATCCTGTTCGTTATTGGATTGCGGAAGAGGCCCTAGATGCAATCCAAAATTTTATATGGTGGCCTGTGGATCAATTATATGCTGTCAAATATTATATCAACAACCGATTTGTTTCTCGTACTCATAGTCTTACCGCTCATCCCCGGGATATTAAACCTGGCCAGTGGCAAGACGTGGGGAACCGCTTTTTGCCTTGCCTATTCAATGAGCTGGTTGATTTTGTTGAGATAGAATCAGCCTGGAGTCACATTGCCTGGGGCGATAAAGAAGCTTGTGCCAAGTACGATCCTCCCTTCTGGGCCAGTGGTTGGTTCCGTTGGCGCACTTGGCGTTGTCCACAAGCAGGTCTCGATCACTTAGATTGGGCAATGACACTGACTAACACTGACTGGTGCGAACCTGATCATCCAGAATATGGAACCCCTACATCACAAGCAGAACGTGCAAAAGAAATCAAAGAACTCTACACCTGGTGGACTGTGACCTATCGTGCTCGTCCTGATCCCTACGATGCAAGTGGGTGGAGTGAATACTGCGAAAAGACTCGCGAACTCAACGATGGCAGACTATTTGGTAGCAAAAAGACTCCCGAACTTGAAGAACTAAG